CTGGTTCAGCAACACCTTACCCTCTGCGTCAGCAGATAGCTGAGACATGTAGAAGATAGCACAGTTATGAGCCTTGGCAATCTGTCGAGCATAGATAGCATTAGCTTTCAGTGCCTCATCAGGTCTAGCAAAGCCACCTGTTCTAGCAAACTTGTCACCCATATCAAGCACCACAATGTCAGGCTTGTATGACTTACACACCGACTCTACCCATGCCATGTCACGATCAGATGCGTCCTTGATCTTGATATTCTTCTTGACCGCATCGTAAACGTCACGTGCTCTGGCAGGATTGTTCTTGACTTCCTGCATTGTCATGCCTGTAGCTGCTGTAAGATACCTAGCACCAACACGGTGAGAGGCTTCCTCATTACATAACACAATACACTTTGCACCCTGATGGGCAAACCCATTGGGAGAGGCAATGAGAGAGGCGTGGAATGAGGTCTTACCTGTGTTAGGTCTAGCACCTATCTCAATCAGGTGTCCTGCATTTACGCCCTCTACCTTACGTGTCAGGCTAGGGATGTTGAATGTCCACTGTGATTCCAAGTCGTTCATGTTGAGCAACGTATCAATCTCAATGTCATCCCACTCAATACGTAGGTCAGGTGTGAAGTCATCTGCATAACGCTCAAGCAAATCACGTAGTGGTTCGAGACTGTTCTTGTCACCGTTCACGTAGTCAAAGCCAAGGTTAGCAATGTCTTCACCCACTACCTGTTGGAACAGTTTGGATAGCACCTCTTGTGCTACGTCACCACCCATAGGTGACTCACGTTTGATCTGGTTGAACAAAGAACCATACGCCTGTTTCTGTGCCGTTGTAAGTGTGGGATTGTTTGACATGAACAATGCCTCAATCTCATCTGGTGTAACTGTACGTTCATAGCGATCCATAGCCTTGTCGATAGCTTGCTTGATCTTACGTACATCTTTACTAAATAATCTGTCAGGGCATTTAGCACCACGATGATCATCGTAGAACTCTCTGTCCATCAAGCTTCGTATTAATGATAATTCCATTTATGTTTCTCCTAGTGTGTTTAAGTTTTCAATGTCGGTAGGATTACGATATTTTAGGTCATCCGTCAAGCGTAATACTTTTACCTTGTTGGCATACCCACGTAACTCTTTTGCAAATTGCAGCGTCTTTGGTAATGCATCGGGGTCAAGTGCAATAATAATCGTATCGAACTGTGATAAATACCTTTTATGTACCTCAGAGAGTGACGTACCCAACACTGCTACCCCGACATATACGCCACTCTCCGAGCATCCAGAACCGCCTGTCGCACCTACAATAGCTGCACTCACACAGTCCTCAACGACTACTGCCGTTGTACCACACCCATGCACATAAGGCAAGGGATTTTTTCCGTATCTTTTCCACTTAGGTAATTTTTTTCCTAGTGCTCTGCCTGTAGCGTCCACCATAATGTTGTTATGGACTACAGGAAATACGACACGATCTTCTTTTACATCATACAACAAGTCCTGTTCCACAGACCACAGTCTCCACTTGTAGCAGAAGTCAGAGATACGAATGTAACTCTTGACTATCCACTCAGGTTTCTGAAAGGGTACTGCTTCTGTTTCTTGTGCAGTGCTACCCAGTGAGTTACGTATGTCATCCGTAGTTAGATGCACACGTGACCCACCAGATACACTGCAACCTGCCTTGTAACAATTCCACATAAGTTGACCCATGTTATTAGTAGCAGTGAACGTCTTAACTCCACCACAAACAGGGCAGTTAGTACGTTTAGTATCACCATTACTAATGTCTAGATCACTTATGTATTGTTTTATATTCATTATATATCACTTTCCATGTTACTCGTTACACTCGATTGTACATATGTATCTCTCTGTGTCAAGGCATTATTTGCACTTTCGTATGTATGTTTCATATATGGTTTCACAGAAGACACATGTGTATGTCCAGTCACTGCCATAATCTGTGGCAAAGGCACACCCTTGTCTACCATCTCTGTTACACCAGTCCTACGTATGTCCATAAGGCGTAGTTCCTCTGACAGTTTAGCCAGTCTCATTACCTTACGTCCAACCTTGGACAGTCTCTCCATAGCATACGGCTCAAACTTACCTGACCTTGGCTTTGGATGTGGTGCTACCCACTGTTGAAAACCAAAGTCAGCTTTCTGTTCTAGCAGCATAGCATTGAGGTTGTCACTGATAGGCAGAAACACCTGTGCTCTACGCTTGCTTTGCTCCAGAGATAGCTGTTGGTTCTTGAGGTCAAGGCAATCCCATGTGAGATTACGCATGTCTCCAAGCCTCTGACACCACTCATATGCCATGTGTACAATCAGTCCTATGTTACGATACTCAAAGTCACTGTACGCCACGTCAAGGAACTTGTTGACTTCGCCATGTGTCCACACAACCTTACGCTGCTGATTTCTCTTGCGTTTGATCTTGGCAAATGGGTTCTGTTCTGCATGTTCCATTTGTATGGCATAGTTGTACACTCTACTGGCACAAGTAGCCGTATGGTTAGCAAAGCTAATACCACGTGACACCCATTCCTCATACGCTGCCTTGGCAATCTTAGGTGTAACATCCTTGTACTTCCTACACCCCATCGTCTGATGTAATATGGTGAGGAAATATCGGTAGTCGATCTTTGTGGATTCACGTAACATATTGAAATCATTAGAAGAATAGTAAAAGTTTATCAGGTCAGTAACCTTGCCGCTTGGCTTGATGTTCACAACCTTTGCCTGTTCCTCTCTCCAATCGTCTATCTGTTTGTTTAACTCCTTTGCAAGCTGTCTACTTACACGTAGATCATTACCTAATTCTTCACGTGACACAACACCTGCGTTGACAAGTTTCTGTGGTGGGTTGAAGCGATACGATGTGTCACCCGAAAGTGACACTCGTTTCTGTACAAATCTAGGCAGTGCTACCATTAAGCAGCTTCCAACTGTGTGAAGCGTTTGTCAGATACCCACTTGGATACCTCTTGCTCACGTGACCACATGCTGATTGCCTGTGTGTCATTGCCAGTGTTACGTAGGTTGAAACCATTACGTTCATCGGCATAGGAAGCGTAGTTAGTAAACGCTGAGTACAATGCCCACTTGTTGTGACCACGTTGTGACGCCTCATGTAGATACAATTGATACATCTTCTCTGCCTTACGGTCAGACTTGATCATCTCGTCAAGCAATGACTTGATATCAACGTACTTCGTAGAAGTCTCAGCCCACACTTGCATCTTTGCTGCCTCTGCATAGAAGTCAGTACGTGCTCGTTGTAGCTCTGATATAAAACTATGCAAAGAAAAACCAGAGGTATTCTTCCTACGTATTTTATCGAACTCTCCACGTATCATTCCATTAGTGCAAAAGAAATCAATAGCACCAAAGTATACTTGGTTACTACATGACCCATCGACACCATGCAAAGCAATGATACGATTGCCTATGCTAGTCTCCATCTTGTCTGTTACAATCGGTACTTGCATGTCAGGCAAGGTAATGTCGAGCATTGACCACGCTCCATTACGTGCAGTAGACCACTTGTAATTGGCGTTCTCAAGATCACCGTCTGTTAACTCCTCTGTAATTGTATCATACATATTACGATAGAAGTCACCGTGTGACGCACACTTGAACCCTTCACCTACGATACCAAGGTAATCGCCAGTGTCTTGATTTATAACATATTTTTTGTCATCCATCTTTGTCGGTTCAAATTCTACATCAAAGTCTAAGTGTGTTGGAATATCAAATGGCATATATTTTCTCCTTTTCATTTGTTATATTGGCAACTGATAATTAGTTATATCACATACCGTTTCCCTGTACTAGTAACGATAAGCTATTTGTAAAAGATGTGTGACCCTAAAGTCACAGTGTGTTCGTAGTGCTTGCTCCAGAAGGGGCGAACATAATTTGCATGGTAGTAGACAGACCCATCGGTATTGTCCTTGATGTATCCACGTACTACGTTGTGTGCAACCAGTTTAGAAAATGCCCATGCTATTTCTTCTTTGGGTGTGTCGGACTTACCGTCACAGTACCAACTAAACTGGCATCTGCCTCTACCTTTTTCAAGACCCTGATACACCACAGAACATGCGTCATCAGGAAACTTGTCACTTGCAACACGATTGAGGACAACGTGAGCCACACCTATCTGGCTTTCCAATGGCTCACTACGTGCCTCATAGTACACGTTGAGTGCAATACATGTAAGCATCTCAGCTATCACTGTTGTATCTCCACCTCTAGACAAGCCACTGTCTCTGACTTGTGTGTTATCATCTTGGCTGCTTTACTCAGTTCAATCTGACACTCTTCCAGTGTGGCATAGTTACCCAACTGGTAGTATTCAACAGACTGTGTACTGAATAGCTGCATCCATATTAATATGTACATCATTACGCTGCCTCCTCTTCAAAACGAAACCATGATGGCACTGGACGGTTAGTCCACTTCATACTGAACCTACGTTGCTTGGTCATGTAGAACTTACGATAGCTATTGATAGGCCAGTTCTCACCACTCTTGAGGTCAGTGTGCTCACTGAAACACTCAGGGTGTGGTGTTATGTCACCTTCGGGTATGTACTGTGCTGCATCTTGCAAGGCAAAGTAATGCTTGTTGGAAGCATGGCGTCTGCCATACCTGTAGCTGTACTCAGCTTGCATGTGGTCAAACAAGGCAAGGCCATAGTTGAAGTTGGCACGAGTTTTAGCTGCCCATATTGTACATGGGTGCTTCTGATGCACTGGCTTGTACAGGTCATGCTTCTCTGCATACTCTGGTGCATGTTGCCATACAGCAGTACATAGCATTTGTGCCTCTTCCAATGGCATCTTGACTATGTGTTTGTCACACAGTTCACGTGAAATCCATTCGGGTGTATAGCTTATTAGAAATCTATTCATGTTATCTCCTTGTATTCATATGTGTAATTGTACTCTGCATCTAGATACATCCACTCTGATTCATAGGCATGATCCCAATTAGTGTAGCATCCATCTTCTAGTTCTTGTGTTGCTCTAATTCTAGCCCAATGATCTAGGCAAGGCTCATGGTTGAGTGGTAGCTCATCTTGAAAGTACACTTCGTACATTAGGGTTTCTCCTTAATCTGTTTGATCTATTGCAACTATATCATAATCTGGGAAAATATCTCTTACATGCTGCTCATTATAAGCCATTACATATAAGTATAAAGCTTCTTCAAGATTAAACTCTACGTAGTATCTATTCATGGTTTCTCCTTTGGTATTGGGTGGTTGCCCCAATCATCGTGTGGATCATCAGGCGGCAACGGTTTCTCCTTGTTGGTCATCATCGTCTTTATACACTACTACACGTACATCAAAGGTCATATCTTCAATAATCACCCTCTCGTCTAGCAAACGTAGCTTTATAGTGTCTCCCTCTTTTGCAAACTTACGTAAGTTCTGAATACTAATACGTTTGTCACCTCTGCCTTTAGCTCTGTAGAAGTTAACAAACGTAGGGCTATCGTTCTCATACAACGCACCCACTGTCATAGATTCACCTGATGCTAAAGTATCATACGTATTCTCTAGCTCTGTTACATAATCAAGAAACTGTTGCACAGTTTTGTTGGCATCTATTATGCTCTTGTTGAGCATGGTCTTAGTTAGTTTTATCTTTGCTTCCATCATTCAATCTCCTTTTAACTGTTTGTATAATTACACCTATTATATACACTTGTAATGTAGTTAAATAAATAACAGGTATATTTATATTATCTTTGTGTATCCCAAATGTTACACCTATAGCTATAATAAATGGCAGTGCCAAGTAACAAGTTATAGGTGCAAACAAATGGAATATCATTGTACTCTAAAGGGTGCTTCGTGTATGTAGTCTATACCTTCATAGCCCTCTAGCTCGTACTCACCGCACTCAATGAAGTCAATGTGTACGGCATCGGGATTAGCCTCACGTGCCATCTTCATGGCAAAGTCAGTGGCAGTATGCCAGTCCTTGATTGATGGGTATAGGTCATCAAGATTGATAGCACTCTTAGTACCGTCAATCTCAACAACTATTTCATAGCCTTTTACTATCATTAGTCTTCCTTCGGTGTGTGATACCACGCCCTTTCATCGTCAGGCATGACATAATTTTGCCAGTGATTAGGATTACCATCTTCACCTATGCGAGGTCTGAAGTCAAACATTTGTTTCAATACATGTGAACCGTCACGTAGTCTACGTAACTTTGATAAATCAATGTCAAATATTTCACTTGCATCTTGTAGTATATCGTCCATTATCTGATATAAATTTAGTAGTTCTACTATCTCGTCACGAGTTAGCCCTGTTTTTAGTGTTACGTTTTTCTTTGGCATTTTTGTACTCCTTTATTATACTCGTTGCAATGTTCTTGTATCGGGTAATGATGAGCACACGCCCATCATCACCGTACACAATATACTTACCTTTATGTTTACCTAGCCACATTGCTCCAACTGTTGCTCCACTTGCTTCAATCTAAGACGCAGTTTACTACGTTCAATCTTCAACTGAGTTGATCCGTTCTGCACCCACTTAGGTTGAATGATACCCACAGATTGCAATACCTTTGACCTGTATGCCACACGTGGCTCATACTCGTTAGTCTCAGAGGCAATCTGTTTGATTGACTTGTTGTTCCAGTGCTCGGCAATGTAATCGTCAAGGTACGAATAGTTGTAGGTGTAGGCTACACACTTCTTCATGTGGAATGTGTGCTCTGCATACAACTCAGGATGCGTAGCTTTAACGATTGGTCGAACTGATTTGAACATTGGGGTAGTCATTTTATATACTCCTTATATAAGTTATTGTGATATTTTACGTGCTAAGTTTTTGTTCTTACGTGCAATTTTACGTAAGCGTTTGTGCTCATCACGCTTTGGTTTCTGTCCAACGTTGGACACTTTCTTGGTGCTTGCAAACTTAATAAAGTTTTGCATCTCGTAACGCATTGTACTTCTCCTTTTTACTAGGCTTGCGTTTCGTGCCCTTCTTAGGTGGCACTACCTGTGGCTGCTTGCGCTGTTCGAGCATAGCTTTCGCCACTGGATTCGTTATATTTCTCTGTTTCAATTTCATCACGTATTCCTTTCAATGCATCTATAAGATGATCCAAACTTGCGGCATAGTTTTTTATGTATGCGGTATCCCATGTGCTTCCATCTTCGGGTATGATAGCAACTTCTTGTATACAAGCTTTGCCATTATACTTAGAACTAGGGCAATCGTAATGTTGTGCAATAGACACTTTTGTACCTTTGTGCCATACATAAACGTTGTTAAATAAATCGTCCATCATAACTTTACCTCGCTATGTTATGTTGTCTGCGCCATGCTACCCAAGTGATAGCTTGCATTTGATAACCTTTGATACCAACTTTGTCGGCAGCTTTGTAGTAAGCATCAGCAATGATGCCATATTCCTTGACACCTACGTTGTTGTTCTTGAGAACTCTACGTAGTCCGTCATGTATGTTCTTGGCATGACCGTCTACAGTTACTACGTCTAGTCCAACTATGTTGGCAAAGAAAGCTGTAGTCTTACGCCCATTGAGTTTAGCCATCAATGCTTTCTTACGAACCATCTTTTGCTCAAGCATATCCCATGCCTTACACTTGTTGGCAGGATAGGCAGACACAGTTACCTCATCTATACTGCAACCATTTGTAAATGCCTCAATCAAATCACGTGCAGACTTGAGATTGACAGACCAACCTAAGTTGGGTGAGAGTGCAGCAATGACACCGACAGTAGTGTTTACACTAATGCCAAATTCTTTGGCAATCTTTGTGGCGTCACGTTTGGCAATGGCATACCATTTCATGCCATGCTCAATTTCATCAGCAGTAGCTGAACGATAAACTTTTAGTATTTGTCTTACAGACATTATGCTTCCTCCGAAAATAATTCATTCCATTCCTCTGGTGTAGAACCAGATATGAGAAACTCACGTTGCTCTGGTGTAAAGTGTGGGAAGGCATCCTGTACCAACGTCATGCTTTCTTCCCAATACTCAAGCTCACCTTGACGTGTAGGCAGTACCATTGAATTATGGTTGCCAGTAATACAGGATTGCTTGTGAACCCTCACAAATCCATCAGCTACATGTTCGATTTCATGAATCATAATAAACTCCGTTTAAAGTGTCCAACATTGGACGGTTTCAATTAATAGTAGTCAGCGTAGTCAGCTTGTTCAAGCCAACGTAGTGCTACGTCTGGTGATGATGCACCAACAGACATACAAATGTCAACAGCTTTCTGCTGTTCTTCACGCTCTCGTACTATTTGACATTCAAGTTCACGCTGCAAATAGTCAACGAGTTCAGCAGTAGGCTGAATAAGACCATGTGGTCGAAAACCATGTACGTCTTTGTACAAATCACTGAAAAATTCGTATTCCATTTTAAACCTCATTGTTAATGTCTACATATGTTATATAACACTTTCACTAATAATTCAAGTGTTATATAACTATGAGACTATTAAAGTTCATCCAGATACATTACCAGATAGTTGATTGCCATTACGATTATGAACACAATTACCATGTGTGGTATTGCAAGTAATGTGTCACTTGTCATGCCGATTAGGACTATTGTCACTAGTGCCATGCCATTCACTAAGAACATTAAAAATGGTATCATTTTTATATCTCCAATATTAGTGACAGCTTACGCTGCCACCTTTTTTGTTAACGCTGCTTTTGACTGTAAGTCAGCAATGATTGTCTCAATGTCAATCTGGTGATCGTTGCAATGTGCAAAGATTGCGTCAACGATTGAGGTACGAGTGTTACCCAGTGAGTATGTACCCTTGTCAACCTCAACCCAACCAGTGTCATTGACTTTGTCAGATTGACCAACGTTGGACACTTTGTCTGCTGCTTCCTTGATGACTTCAGCTTTAGCTGTAGCATCTTTCATTGCTTTCTGCAAAGCAGTAAGTGAAGTGTAGCCTTTCTTAGAGTTCTTAATGAACTCACGGCACTCAACCTCGTTTTCAACGAACCACAATGCCTCTGATCGTCTTCTACGATCAATGTTGTGGATGCCATAGGTAGTGAGTGTCTGACGTGAGATTTGACCACTGTCAAGAGTAGACTGAGCCTTTAGCTCAACAAGTAGCTTACCTAGTCGAGTATCAAAGCCATTAGCTTTGGTTGACTGCTTCACGTTATGTAAGGCAGACCACATTTTACCAAGGGCTTTGCCCTCTTTAACTAGATCATCTAGCTTAGTTCCAACTGAAGTTGACTTGCTAACCTTAACTGATTTTGCCATGTTACTTTCCTTTACTATCTAACATTACATTAAGAGAGTTTTATTTCTCTCACCTTAACAGGAGAGATAAAACTATCTATGTAATATAGTTAGATAAGTAAGGTTGTCAAGTGTGTATTTGTGTGATCCTCTGCGCCTGTCGTTTCCCACGTGACTACAGGTATCTTTGATACCGCAGTTCGTGTGTGAAACTCACGTATATACACGAGGAATGTTACCGTCCAATGTTGGACAGTTGATGTGATCACACTACCCCTATGGGGTATGGTTAAAATGTGCATTGGCACTGTAACACACTCTTGTTTTTGTGATCACATTATTTAGCACACTATTTATAGTGGCAACTGATTGCATAACAGTTGACGAATAGCAGTAAGTGGTTGATATGTTGGAAGTTTTCTCACGCATGGTGGATGTGAGTGTGTGATATGTGTGCACCAAGCGCATGACATGTGTGTGTAAGTGTATGTATGCACGTCAGATGCGTAGGTGGGCAGGGGACAGTGGGGGGTAGTGCGTATATATATACACAGAAATACACAGATCAGGAAAAATGAGTGTTAACCACATTATGTATATACTGGTTTACACGGAACAAGGTTCTGCAAAACACATTAAACTAGGAACGTTGTTCTTAGTATGAGGATAAATGAGGAACAATATTTTTTATTTTACGATAGGGGGTTGACACGAGCCGTGAAATGTGTAAAACTATATATAACTAAACTAAGATTCACTTAAAGTGATTCACTTAAATATTAAATATCCTAAATATAATTATACTTAACTAAGATACATTTAAATGTTACACTATAAGTGAGTAGTGCAATAAATATTTTTGTATTAAAATACAGAAAGTTCTTGACAATGGGTAAAAAATCAGTAAAACTATATACTGACAATGTTCTTGAAGAGTTTTATAAACACGTACTTGACGGTAACATTGAAGATTTACATATTCCCCATAGTGATGTATTCTACGTAAGAGAGGCTGTACAGGCTCACTATGGTAGACCATTTACTTTAGAACATGTAGAGTGGGCAATGCGTATGGAAGGTTGGACAGATGGCAATCCCTGAACGAGTTAAAACTAAAATGAAAGAGGAAGGGTTAAAAGGTGTAAACAAACCCAAACGTACACCTAATCATCCAACTAAGTCTCATTGTGTTATGGCTAAAGAGGGAGACAAGTATAAGTTTATTCGTTTTGGGCAGCAGGGCGTAAAGGGTGCAGGTAAGAATCCTACATCTAAAAAAGATAAAGCACGTAAGAAAAGTTATTATGCGAGACACAATGCACAAGACTCAAGCCCAAGTAAGTTAAGTGCACGTTATTGGAGTCATAAAGTAAAATGGTAAAAGCATTAAGAAGCCTTAGAAAAATTAAAAAAGTTACAGACGAAGTTAAAGAGGGTACACAAAAACTGTTTGCAGATAAGTTTGTAAGTCAACTAGACGAAGGACAAGCACCCTCTCGTGGTACACTTGACGTAGAGGAAGGTAAAGCAGGTACAGTAACTAGAGGTGATTTAAGTGAACCAAGGATGCAAGAGTCTGCTTCAGCAGGTTCTAGAGCACGTGCTGAACTTGTATCTATACTAGAAACAAAAGAAGAAAAAGGTACAATTACAAAAAAAGAACAAGAGCTATTGACTAAACTTAATGCAATGTCAGAAGAGGCAGATGTATCTCGCACAAGAAAAGCAGCAGCCACACGTAGTTCTGATATACGTAAAAGTGAAGGTGTAAGCCTTATGACAGAGGAAGGTATAAAGCGTGTAGGCTCTAAACCTAAATTAAAAGATAGTGACATGTTAATAGGTAATACAGATAATGGTATTACAAAGGACGGTGAGATTATAGGTAATCCCACAGATAACCAAATACAGGCAGTGGTTCGTAATATGAAAGCACGAAAAAGACTTTCTAAAGATGCAAAAGAAAACCTTGCTAAATTAAAACAATTATCACAAAGACAAAAACAAGATAGAGCTATTAGTATTATGGAACGTAATATGATAGACACAGGACCAGATACAACTGGCGGTATAATGGGAAGGGCGAATTAAATGAAGGGACTTACTGGTATAGCAAGACAGGTACGTAAAGTAAAAAAATTAGCAACACCTCCGACAGAAGGGCAGAAAAAAATAGAAACACCTGTAAAAGAACAAAGAGCATATGCTAAAGGTCAGGCAAAAGCTGCAGGTGCTACTTTACTCACAGCAGCAGCAGTAGCTAAAATGACTCTTAGTCAAATGGAAAAAAGATTAGAAGAAGAAGAAAATGCAAAAAATCGTGCTTTGCTTAAAGCAGGTATTGAAAAAGCTGTAGCACAAGCAATGTCTAATGACTCTAAAAAATCTACAGTTAAACCTAAACCTAGACCTCAACAAAAGAAACGTGGTGGAATGATTCGCAGTGGTCACACTGATATGCGTAAAGGCGGTTTGTTTTACAGGTGATAAAGGACGATATACGTAGTTGGTCACGTGAGGTGCTTGAGGTAGCTAACCCTGCACTAAACGGACTACCTGCCTGTCCTTATGCACAGGAAGCATGGAAACAAAACAAAGTAACTGTAGTAGAAACAGATCACATTGGTGTTGAAACCATACTACAAGCTAATGTGTTTAATACAAATAAATATGAATTAGTTGTAGTTGCGTCTTACAAATTTCCTACACCTTATCAGTTTACAGAATTTATCGGGTTCCTTAATGATACGTATACACACAGGGATATACATATCATGGGGTTTCATCCCGAATATGGTGCAGAAGAAGCTGACTTAGATTTTCTGTACGAACATGACTGGACATCTAGTATAGACGAAGAGTACGCCATGATGTTTATCCAGTCTTTATCTCAGGTAGACGATGCAAGTCTAAAGCTTGAGAAACTAGGATACTATAATGTATATCCAGAAGAAGAGTATGAAACTCTTGTACTAGAAAGAAGACAAAGGAGAAACAAACAATGGCAATGAAACCAAGAGCAATGAAAAAGAAACCTATGCGTGGAGGCGGTATGCCAAAGAAACCTATGATGCGTGGTGGTGGTATGACAAAAAAGAAAATGATGCGTGGCGGCATGGCAAAGAAAAAGAAATAAGGAAAACTATTATGAAAAATATATTACTAGCTAGTGCTGTGGTTGCACTTACAGCAACTGCAGCAAATGCCGTTGACGTAGAACTATGGGGTCAGACAGTTTCTGTAGGAGCAGAGTCTGACATTAACTACGTTACAGGTGTAGAAGAGTGGGATTGGACTGCAACACCATATGCAGCATTTACCACATCTGCAGGTATTGGACTATCTGTAGAAACTGAAATCAATATGCGTGAGCTTGACGAAGATATATTTCAAGGTATCGACTGGACTGCAGAGTATGCAGTAAGTGGCGTAACTGTATATACTGAAGTTTCATCAGACAGTGATTGGGAGTTTGGTGACATTACAGTAGGTGCTAAAGTTAAGTTCTGATGTGGTTAGCCATTGTCATGTTTTGCATGACACCTATGGACGCTAAAACGTGTA